CAAATTTCATCTTTTTTTTTTTCAAGCAGAAGACGGCATACGAGCTGCTCAGGAGTCTCGTGGGCTCGGAGATGTGTATAAGAGACAGCACCTGGACTGTGGTGGGCTCTTTGCCGGGGGTGTAGGCTGCTATCTCAATCTCAAGATTGTCGTAAAGGCGAATGACACCGTTATTGACATCATTGTATCGCATAGCGACAATAGGCACGCTGGACTTGGGGTCAACGCACATGACTGAGGAATACACGACATTGCCTTTCACGCCTGAGGCTACATCTGTGCCGGAGATACGGATTGGATATGAGCCATGAGCAAGTTTTTCGTTACCGCCGAGGACATTGCAGGGGTCGATTGAGATTGAGTGAGAATAGCTGTCGGTGATTGTTGCCTCGCCGAGTTTCTTCCACTCGCCGTTAAGGTATATCTCGGTAAGGACTTTCACGCCCTGCTTTGACACGTTGTTGGCGAATTTGTACATCAGCAAGTTCTTGGACGAGCCGTTGACCTCCAGGACTGAACTTGTGGTGTAGTTAAGGGTCTGCACCGAGGTACATGTGACATCGACGGCGGTCACGGTAATTGTGCGCCGTTTCACATTTCCTTCGGCATCATAGGCGACAATGGTAAAGTCGCGCTGTGCGGCTTCCGAGAAGTACGAGGTAAAATCGAACTTGAACGTGTAGTTTGTCGCGGAGGTAGAGGAATTCTGATTGACATTTTCTCCCCAAAGGACGAGCCCAGTAGTGGCATCAATGATTTCCAAGCGACGTATTACACCGAGAACCTCAGTGTCGCCGTCATAGGTTACGGACTTGATAGCCGCATTTGCCACAATCTCCGAACCAAAGGCTGCGTAGATGGCAGGGTTCTCAAGATAGATTGAAAGGGTCGAGCCGCTGACCTGACCGGCTCCGTTGCTCTTGGGGATGTTGACAGCCTCGCCGATAGGTGCGCCTGTCTTATCCACGCCCTGAATGATGTAGTCATCGGGGTCGGGAACAATCTCAAGCCCGGCGAAAGATTTCTTATCCATTTCGTATGCACCGCCAGTGGAGAATGCATCTTTGCCGCCGTCTTCGGGAGTGTCGGAAGTCTTGACTGAACCGCCGCCACCAAACTCTTTCCATAAGTCTTTGTTGGAAAAGTCGGTTACTTCTCCCGTGAACTGGTAGGCTTGCCAAGTGTATTCGGCACTGCGGAATGTTATTACAAGTCCGCTCTTGGCATATATGATACCTGACGCATTCTGTTTGGAGAGAATGGCATCAATGGCAGAGCCTTTATCATAAAAGCCTGACAATCCTTGCTCTGAACGAGGGCAAAGGTCATCTACGTTGACAACGGCTTCTGTACCGGCTGACATGCCAGCCATGTCAATCCAGTTGGCTAATGTCCTGAATTGAGTATCGGATGTATTCGGACCGACATACTGATATGTTTTCCATGACCCCGCTCCAATCGCAAAAGTAATGGTAAGTCCAAGTGATTTATGCCCGGCGGCAATTACAGCATCGAGAACGTTGTGAGTCTGGGTTTCTGATTTGAGATCCGAGTAGTATTCGCCAGACTCAAGAGGGTTCTCGACAGTTACGTTATAAGTATTGCCGACAGATGCACCACCAACTTTTAGGAATTTGGCACCGTTATAACGGTATAGTTCGTTTTGGAGGCGAAAGATTTTGTCTTGACGGGCTACATGACCTGATGCAGTGGTATCGTTGTAATTGGTAAGATGCGAAACGCCGGCATTGTCGCCAAATTCCTCAAAATAACCTTCTCCATTTTGCAGCGTGCGGAACCAGATTCCAGAAAACGGATGAAAGGTTTTGTTTGCATCATAAGGAATGATGCCGTCAATGGGGAGAATGGCTATGCCATTGACTGTTTCGGTAATTTCATCGAATTTTTCAGAGCCGATAACATAGGCTGTGGGATAATAGTAGCCTTGTGTTGAACGACGAAGAACGTACAAGGTGTCCCCTTGCCGATAGATGCGGTCAGTTTTAGGGCTTCCTACTCCATTAAGGAATATATTATATTCAGGATGCTGGATATAATCGCCGTCTTGCTTCAGCACGAATCTGTGATTATCTACCGCAAAAGCAATAGTCCCGTCAGGATAGTCGCCAAGTTCGGATTCGGGATGATAGCAGATAGTGTCAAACGGGTAAATGTTGATACCACTCACTCTTTCTTTGAGACGCATACCTTCATCACCGGGGAATGCGCAACCAGCAGTATAACCAATGGCGAGGTCAGAACCGATAGTGACAAGTTCACTACCACTCCAGCGGAATGTCTTGTTGTCGGATGTGCAAATATAGACTTTGCCACCTTCAGGTACTCTGCCATCGGAAGAGGTTGTACCGAAAGAGGCGCCATCAAGCCAGTCGTTGTAATAAGTAAATTCACTTACTTTTAGGTTTACGACGCTATCTTTAATCTGCCAATAGTCTCCGATTACAAGAGTGTTGGTCTCTCCTATCTCAATAGCAGCGGCTGGTGTATTGAGGGTCTTCAAGGGGCGCAGGACACCACCCCATTGGACACTGTCAACGACGGCTTTATTGGAGACTGCGAGCAGGAAAGTGTCATGGTCTTTGTCATAGACAACCATGCAACCGAGGTCAGTAGAATTTTTGGTAACAGAGGTAAGCTGGGGAGTGACACCGCTCACCATTGCGTTAAACTCTACAACATCATCGACAAATCCGGGGAGGTTTGCTGCAGGGATTTTGGCATTTGCATCGAGGGGAGCAATGCCGTTGGGAAGTCCCTTTGTGTCGGTTACTGACTTTGCGGCTTCTGCAAGAGACTTGGCTGTGTTGGCGGTACTTTGAGCGTTGGACGCTGCATTACCGGCATTTGTGGCTGCTGTCTGTGCATTGGTCGCAGTTTGCTGGGCGGTTAAGAGCTGAGTCTGTATCTGCGTGATGACTTGATTTCGCGCAGCAGTTTCAGCACTTATCGCACTCTCTGTTTCGTTGATGATGTCAACGAACATTTTGCCCACCCTCTCCGCAGTGTTAAAGGCTTCAGTCTTAGCTCCGCGAATAAGATTGGCACTGTTAAGTAGTTGGGTCTTGTTGAATGCCATAATGTGCAGTTTAATTTCCGATTCTTCGTATCCTTATGCCGCCGGTGAAAGCAGTTGCCTTTCCGGCAGATGAGATTAAACCCACTGATTTGCAGTAAGCCACACAGTCGCGGAGATAGGCATTTGCAACTTCAAGGGTGTTGTTATAGCAGTCGGAGCGTTCCTTACTGCTTATGTGGTTGGAGAACTCACCGTCTTTCATAACCATGCCATATCGAGTGCTTTGGAAGTCACCCGACATGACATTTTGCGCATAAACGAAATATGAAATGGTTACTTTGAGCCCGACGAATGACATGATACCGTCGCGCTCATCTTCATAAGTGCCTCCATTGAGCAGGGTGTCGAAACGGGGGTCTCGGTCTTCCTTCTCGTCGAGGATGTCAAGAAACAGTTTAGTGCCGATGACAGGCTTGATGTTAAGCTGCTCGGTCTCGGAGATGTAGGCGAGGAGTTTTTCAGTGTCAACCTTTCCTATCGGCCGACCCAGTTTTACTACCTCCTGCGGTGTCACTAAGTGTTGCATTGCTTTCGTTGGTGATGTAAACTAACGGTTGTACGAGATAGTCCTGGCTCGGATTTGCCAGTTCATACCAGTTTGAAAAGATGCGCTTGAAAGCTCGGCTAATGGCTCGACGGACGGGGTCGGTGAACGAGTTGTAGTATTCGTAGGCTTCCTCAATAATTTTTCCGCTAAATCCGAGGTCGCCAGTGCGTATGCGTAGCCACGGTTCCTGACCGAAAGCAGAGTATATTCGGGAAGTCACACTATCTTCAGTGCAAGTAAACTTCTTGTCGAAATTGTTGCCCTCAACAGCTTTGAATTCGGGGTAATCTTCGTTGGCGTTGACTGTTACATCCATTATGGTGCAGCAGTTCATATCGCCCTGAAAAATGTCGAGAGATTGAGCGAAGTCTTTATCGTTGTTTTCGCTTTTGATAGGTTTGCCATTTTCATCTATTCCCAGATCACCGCCTTTTTTTCTGCAGAGCATACCGGCAATAAGGAAATTGTTCCTTGTATTACGATACTTGACATTATCAAGGGCTTCATCTGTGGAGAGATTGGTGACAACCTTGTCGTAAATTGGCTTGGGGTATTCATAAAGGCCGTCAAGAGAAACCCACAATATCTGTCCCTTATAGTTCTCGATGCCTCCGGCTGCTATGATTTGCGCCATGACAACATCTCGTTTGGGATTGAAAACGTGGATTTTTTCAACGGAGTTTACATCAATGGAAATACGCTTTCCTTTGCGGGTCTTTCTCCCAGTCCAATCAGGATGAACGGCGATGTTAAGGACATGACCTTCGTCGTTTTCTTCTTCGAGTCTTGTATTCTGGAATGGGATATGCTGTAACTCACAGATTTCGCACGCCATGTTATAGTTGACATGGAGCGCGAAACCGTGATAATATGCGAGGTCTAATGAGATACGATGATGAATATCATCTATCGTTTCCCCGTACCGATTGCAGACATACTCGGAGAAATTTGTGTCGTTAAAGCCATTGCCTTCAATGAAACGCTGGTATCGGTCAACACATATACCACCAGTTGAGCTGTTGGCGATAAGGTCTCGCATTCGCTGGGGGTAGATGTTGTCTGCTCCATACGACTGCAAGTCCAGCATACTCAAGTATTGTACGCTGAAACGCTTTGAGGCTCTTTTGACTGTATTTATGTTCATCGTTGCCTACGTTTGATTGAATGGTTATGCTTTCTTAGAGCGGGCGGTCTTATTGGCTTTGAGGGCTTCGTTGGCGGCCCGGAGTGCTTCGATTTCTTCATTGGCAGCTTTGAGGTCAGCATTTGCCATGTCAAGCTGCATTTTGAGGTTTCCGATTTCTTCTGCGTCTTCCTGTGCGGGAATAGACTGGAGTTCCTGAATTTTCGTGCGGAGTCCATCAATGACTTCGCCCTGCTCAGCATTTTCCGATTTGAGTTCGGCGATGAATTTGTCTTTTTCATCAGCCTCAGCCTTGAGACGCGAGATTTCGGCATTGAGAGGCGCAATGTCGGGAGAGGGGGCAACTTCTACCTTGCGCCCTTCTTTGCGTGCCTTGACGCGCTCCTCCCAGTCAGGAGGATACGAGGCAAAAAGATTTATTTGACTTGGGAACTCGGCGAGGTACGATTCAGGTACTTCGTCATTGGGGAGCGGGTTCGCATAGAACTTGTTGCTCCCGGGCTTACGCAGAAGTGCGCCAGCTTTTAGGATATACTGAGATTTGCGGGTAGGCATTTCTTTTGTTCTTTTGAGGGTTGAATAAATGAGGACATAGGCATCACGATAGCAGTCGTTGCAGCCGGTCCGAGTAAACACCCGATTCAGGACTTTGCCGTAAAGCTGTTCGATTATCGAGTGGTCTAAAGATGAAAAGCCGTCATTGAAACGGCCTTTCATATCTTCAAGCAGACGTATGGCTTCGTCGTAAGTCAGTTCCATACATGATAGGGTTAAGAGCCCTGAACGAGTGAGTCAAGCATCTGGCGGGTTGCTGAGAGCGATTCTCCAAAGAGGAAAAGACCGCTCTTATTTGCGCCTGCTTCCTCCAGGGTGACGGCATAGCCGCCATTGGTTTCTTCGGAGTATTTCTCGTTTGTGCCAGCGGATGCCGTAAGTCCGGCTTCAAAGCCGTAAACTTCATAGGTTGCCTTTCCACCATTGCCTGTGGTTTTGTTCTCCAAAACCACAATGAACCTGCCGTTAGACAGTTTGTCAATGATGTCGTGGCAAACATCGGGACCTTCGTTGAGAACTACAAGTGCGACCTGCTTAGTCCATGTGTTCACATAGGTGCCGGCGACTAAAGCCTTATTTGTACCCGTGAAAGGTGTCTTTCCGGGTACAAATATGCGATAGGCTTTCTTTCCGGCAAGCAGAATGAGCGATGTGAGCAGGTTCGGGTTGGTCTTGTCGAGGGCGGAAGATTCTTTGTCGAGGTCATCGAAGTTGAAAATCCAGCCATTTGAGCCAAGCCCTTTCACCGACATATTGTTGCAGTCAGCAAGAATGTCGGCAGATAACTTATAATCACAGTTTTCTGTTGCCATAGGATTGCGTGTTTAGATTGCGACTTGGATAAGTGCATCTTCTCCGACGAGGGTGTCAATCTTGGCGGTAGAGAAGATGTTGTTATACTGGGTCTCTTCGTTGAAGCTGACGCGCAGTGTAGCAACGCGCTCCTTATCGTCAGTGCCGACAAAGAGGTTCTTGGGCGAACATACGACTGCACGGTGGGGGTTGTTGAGGGCTGTGCCAGTATCCTCAAACTTCTTGATGAGACGGTCCCAGATGTCGAGGACGACGATGCGGACGCCATCGTATTCCGATACGTGAACACCGGCTGCTACCTGCTCCCACGGCATTGTGGCTTTGGTGTAGTGAGCCACTACATCGGAGCGCAGAGCCTTGAACAGCGAGGAAGTCATGTAGATGCTCGGTTCGGGGAGGTCGAAGATGCGGGAGTCGGCATCGGAAAGGAGGGTGTCAATGAGCTTGATGGCATAACCTTCCTGACGGATGGCGGTCTTCTGGGCGTTGTAGGTGACTTTGTCAACCGTAGTGTTGCCCTCGCCGGCAACCTTTTCGGTGGCTACGTTGGCGGTTACGACAGTCTGCTGTTTGCTGTTTGCGGCAACAATGGAGGTGAAACGCTTCCAAAGGCCGTCGCACATGGTGAACAGCTTCTTATTGACACCGGCAGTGAGGATACCGCCATCGGCGATGTTCTTTGCAGTGGTATCGCCGAAGAAGATGATACGCCAGAACATTTCGATGATTGCCTGCTGGAGCAGCTTCATGAGTAAGTCCCAATACGGGGTGTCCTCAAGATAGGTGATGTCTGTGCCGCCATTGAGGGCAATTTCGCCGAGAGTGTTTTCAAGCTCGGTATAGCAAATGTGCTTTGCAATCTGCCACGGGCCCAGAGTCCACTCTTTCTCGATGCCGGAGATGTTGATGTTGCTGTAAGTGGGGTTACAGCCGGAGGCGTGGAGACCGACATCGCCGAGGTCGCTCACGAAGTCGAGCTTATCGCCGGTTTTTACGCCTGTCTTGGTAGTTACGAGGGTGTCAATGACAGGGTTCTGATAGAGCGTAAGGAAAAGAAGCTCGCGGAGGTCTGACAGAGCACCATTACCAACGGTAAATTTGCTGAAATCAATCATTTTGCAGAGTGTTTGAAATTTTACTTTTTGGAATTTGCGTAACGCTCTTTTGCTTCGCGAATAGCCTTTTGGGTCTTCGTTTCACCTTCGGGAGCGGGGTTTGTCGGGTTGTGGTCGATGAACTCACGGTTACGAGAGTTGAAAGTGGAGCGCATATCGAGCACCTTGTCAAGCCATTTGGAGCCACCGGCTTTAGCGACTTTGTCAAGGATTGCCTTTTCATCGTCGGAAAGCACTTTGGCGTCTTTCTTTGACTCAAGCTGGCTCTTGTAAGAGTCGCGCTCGGCAGTCAGATCCGAGACGGTCGTCTCAAGCTCGCCTATGCGGGTTTCGTGGTCGGAGACTTGCTTTTGAAGGTCAGCAATCTGCTGGTCTTTGTCATCCTCGTCGGTGGGTGCGGCACTTCCGTCTCCGGCAGTGCCTTTGTTCTCGGAGCCGTCGCCTTCTTCTTCGGGGTTGGTAATTGAGGTGATGAGGTTGTCCTCAATGACAATGACAGTGCCGTCCTCCATGGTGTAGGTTCCATCGGGATAAGCAGTGTCACCGACCTGGGGGTCGCCATCCTCACGCTCTACGGTAAACTCGGAGCCGTCGGCGGCTGTGATTTTCTGGTCGCGCATTACAACATCTTCCAGCTTGGAAAAGCCGCATTTTGCGAGCAGACGGTCTAAGAGCGACTGTCGCACTGAGACCTCTTTGTTCGGTTTGCTCATTGGAATGAAATTATTGTTTTTACAGGTTTTGAAAGCGGTATTTGGGGCAAGAGTCTTACTGATGAAGCCGAGCTCCTGAGCCTTACTTGCAGTGATGTAAGTATCTTTGTTCATAAGCTCTTGGAGTTCTTCGGCTGATGCAGTAGTGCGGGAGGTGTAGAGATTGATGATTTTCTGCTGTTCCTCGCGCAGGCTCTCAGCCTGAACTTTCATCTGTTCGGTGATAGTCTCAATCCCGTCTGCGGTAAGGCGGCGCGGATAGTCCGTGTCAAGCCACATGACAGCCGGGTTGTGTATGCAAAAGTGAGCGTTGGCATAGGCAGTGCGTCGTTCCAATGGGGCAGCCAAAAGAATGATTGTAGCCATCGAGGAGCACTCACCCTCAACGGTAGTGTAGATTTTCTTTCCTGATTGACGGAGGGCATCATACATCGCCCAGCCTTCTACGCATACACCGCCACGGCAATGGATGCGAATGTCAATAACGTCATCGTCTTCAGGAATGGAGTCGATGAACTCATGGATGTCTTTGTAGCAATGCCCGTCAAGACCCCATGCCTGGAGGTAGATTTTCTCTTCCTCGTCAACTATATCGCTGAAAAGTTTGAATGTAGCCATGTGATAATGTCGTAATTTTCAGTCCAAAATTACTGCGAATACCACTTTTGCTTAATATAAAAGGAGGACATTGCAGTGCAACCGAAAATGCAGTGAGACTTATGATTGACTGCAAATATTAGCTTTTTGGAGTAGCAAAAACCGCATAAAAACACAGGCAGCTATGCTCTCGCACGGTCGCCTGCAAACTACTTAAAATTGATATGTGGTTATTGCTCTTGCATAATGGATATTCCGAGAATACTTGAGAGGGTATCTATACCTTTTTGTGTAAGATGATAGACAACCTCTGTGTCGTTGAAAGGACTTTGTCTAATTGTAGCTAAGCCGGAGGAAACAAGTTCGCCCCATTCATCATTTATGCTTGTGGCAAAGTAATTGCGATGCGCTACAAATTGACCTTTGCGCACCTTGAACGGATTATAGCCGATTGCATGTTGCATCATATGGAGTTGATGAGTTGACGGCTTTATCTCTTTCATTGTCTTCTTGGTTTAATTCGTTTAGGATTTTACGAGTGGATTCGATGTAGGACAAACCCTGCCACTCTTTGACAATATCATCTTTTTCGTTGTCATAGTGATTATCGTAGATGTACTGGTCGATTGCCTCACAGAAATACTCGGAAGTCAGCCCCTCATCATAATCACAGTCGCCATAGAAATCAAGCCGGGAGGCAACCTCATCACAATCGAGGTGGCATGCAAAGTTATATATGCGACCGTCATAGACATTTGTCTGCCGACGGTATTTCTCTCCTTTCGGGATTGTGCACCCGCATAAATCACAGATATGGTCTTTCCGCGCAACGGGATGGGAGTTAGAGATATTTTCTATCATAGCTGCGTATTTTCACTTGGTTACTATCGGAATACCTAATACAGCCTTTGCTTTGCAAATCATAAGGTCAGTACTCTCGGTGAATTTATGTCCGAGTCTGCACTGCAGACATGGTTTGGATTGTTTCATTGCTTGGAAGATTGGCAACATCATGTCGGTATTGACATTCCCGAATGAAGGGCATAGACGGCTCTCGGAAAGATGAACATTGCCCTGATAGTCAACACATGGTTTGCAGGAGCGCATACTGGAGAACGCAAACTTACCAAAATCTTTGGGGAATGGGCTTTGCCTTGCCAGCAAGTGACCGTTAAGGCATGACATGAAATAAGGATTTTCACTCACGCACTTTTGGGCTTCTTCATCACCTCTCGCTCGGCCGAGGTCTTGCATAAAGATTGGCTCGGTGTCAAAGAACATCTTTCCCATTTGCTCAAAATCCGAGCGATGAGACATGATGAAGTCATAATCTTTATACCACTGCTTATTGGTGTAGATTTGCATACCGGCATAGTGACGGAGTGATGCCAACTTTGCTATTTGGTCTTTCTTGTCAGGATACCATGTACCATTTGACGTAATGGTAAAAGCAGTATTAGTTTTGCCGAGGTACTTGTCAAGCCACTGGCAAAATTCCAGCAGTTGCGGATGTTCAGTAGGTTCGCCTCCGCTTATGACAAATGTCTGTATTTTCAAGAAAGCACCGAATTTTACGGCATTCTTGAATGTGTCGAATGTCATGTGTTCTCCATTGGGGGTAGAGGCTTGAAGACAATGCCTACACCCTTCATGGCACATATTTGTTATCTGTATCAGCATTTATTGGTAGATTTAATTTTGGCTTTAGCTTCTTTGAGAGTTATGCCGGGATTGTCTTGCAGCAGAGAGATGAAATTGTCTCTGCCGAGTTTCTTGTATATCGGTATCCACGACTCTTGGATGAGGTCACACGGCTCTCCGGGAGGAATTGCCATTTGTCCTTCTCCCACGAAATGTTTGCTCTTGGGGTTTGACAGTTCAAAGACTGTTATGCCGAATTTGTTGACAATTACAAACTCGACGCCATTGATCCGGCAACAGCCGTAATGACGGGCGACAGAAAACTGAGAGCATTTCCAGTAATCTTCAGCCATGCAAATTGGGAGATTCATAACTATTGATAGGGGTCTAAATCGGTTGGCTTATAGAACAGCATCACGATTACCAGCAATATGCAGCTAATCACTAAAACTGTATTGACAAGGATTGATTTAATCTTTTTCTTCATCTTTGCATTTGCAATATTTCAGGTGGACTTCTTCAGCGATGAAAGGGATGTCGCCGTTTCGTACCCATTCGGCAAATTCAGCACTTAGTTCCTCGTCCATGGGATATTCGAGGCAGTGTGCAAAATAGACCGCTCCGCAGTTCTTGCACTTTATAGCGAGTAGTGGGTGGCTCATTTCTCAAACAGCTTTTCTTTAAGTTCCTCAGCCTCACGAATAGCGAAAGCCATGTCTGTTTCATCACTGGCATCATAAGGGAATTTCTTGATGCAGATTGTCAGTTCTCCATGCGTTGTGTCGTGGAGAGAGTAAGAGCCGGCAACGTAGGCATAGTGTTCATCTACGTTTACACTTGTGATGTAGGAGACTGGAGCCTCATCATAATCGGGCATTTCGCCATAGAGGGTTTCTGCACGACTTTTATCCTTTGCCGCAGAGAGGCGTTCCTTGTTGCCACGCATGTAATAAAACACGGCATAGAACGCCAGTAAGATCAATACAGTGCCATATATGCACATTTCAGTAATTACGCTGTTCATTCTTCTCGATACTTATATTTAGGGGTTAAACAATGGCTGCTATCATAGCTTCTTGTCTTCAGGGAATTCGTTGAAACGACGGCAAATCTCCTCTCCGAGTTTGGCAGCATCCTCAAGTGTTTCCTTAAAGTCAACATAGAGGTCGCTGCTGTATAGCTTTATCTCGCCGATTGGGATATTCCACCCACAGCCGGGCTCGTTGACGCAGAGTGAGACTTCTCCGTGATTGTCGCTGGGTACAAGTACCAGCTTTACATCCTTAGTGTCGAAACTACCCGACACGAACTGAATTTTTGGAGTTATTTTCATACTTGTCTGAGATTTTATTCATTATGTAGCATTCATCAATTCCTCGATACCATGTGCCGTGTTCTCCCTCGATATGATAGGAACACATACCATTGGCACAAAAGGCATTAGATATTCTGCCTGTCCTGATTACTGTCCCGAAATGGAATTTAACAAGCTCACCTACATTGTATCGGTTTGGGCGTTTTGTATATACGCTATCCATATTTCTCCGGGACTTATTGCAGATTATCTCGCTAATAGTTGGAACTTCATAGTAATTCATGACAAATATCTATGAGAGATAGCGGTCATCATCTTCGTCGCACCACGTTTTGTTGTAGTGACCGTTGGGATAGAGTTTCGGAACAGTTGGCTCGTCGATGATGTTGGTTTCACCATGAATACACTTCTTGAACCTCACGCCTTCATAAAAAGCATAGAGATAAGAACCGTTGCGCTTCCAGTCCAACCCATTCAGGATATTCCAGATTTCAGCATCGGTGCAGAGTTCAGTGAAGTCAGAGGTAAAGTACATCGACACGCTGCGTCTTATAAATGACGCTGTGTCTGCGATAAATTCCTTGAGACGCTTGAATGTCAGCGTCCTGTCACCGGCTAACTTGATGTTCACCTTGTCGGCATACGGTTTGAGGAATTCGATGTCAGCCTTTGAGTGAACTGTGATTTGCACCCAGTCAAAGATTGTGACGAGTTTAACCCACATTTCTTTGTCTCTTGTATTGGTGGAGATTATCGGGCTGAATCCGGCGGAACGTATGACATTGGTGATGTCTTTGAGATAGTCAAATCCTACCGATGTAGGCTCACCGCAAAGCAATAGGACTTCCAGTCCGGGAGACGAGTGCGCTGACACAATTCTCAAGAAGTCCTCGATGTCGGATAGAGATACAATCCGAGAGTCGGTGTTGATGAATTTGTCGATGCAATGAGGACATCTATTGGGGCATGTATGAGTTACCACGATGTCTGCGTGGTCGATGATGATGCCTTTAGCGTTGGTGGTTGCGGCAGACGCATCTGCATGTTCGCAACAAATAGGTTCTTTATTCATGCTGAAATATGTTGTAGTCTTGGTTTACGAATTGTTCAGGGAGAGTGGCACGGTCGAGCTTCAGATATTCAATCATGCTGTCTTTGATATAGAATTTGCTTCTGCGTCGATCCGCTTTTATCATGTCATAGAGGAATTCTATTTCTCCGGACTTGTAAGTGCGCTTGCCGCTCAGCAGTCCGACTTTGATAAGGTCGCAGACACCACAGATAGCATTGATGACAAAATATGCGGTATGTGCGGATATGACAGGCTCTATGGATGCGAATGTCTTAAAGCCTCTCTTGTGAAGTAGTATCATAGCCTTAATACGCTCCACGTTGGTGGAGGCATGAGGCTCCAGCTCATCACAGCCGGTAAGGGTAAATCCGATTGCCAGCTTATTGCGGACATTGTCGTTAGTGAGGTCTTCATTGAACAGCCAGTAGTCGAGAAAATCAGCTCTCTTTGTCAGGATTTGTACGGGGATGTCATTTTGAATGGCTATGCACACGGCGTTCATGTGGAAGTCAAGAGTCTCGGGAAGCATGGGGTCAGTGGTGAACGAGAAGAAAAGCCCATGCTTGCGGAGTTCTTCTTTATTCTTCTCAATTTCTTTCAGGAATACATCTATTGCATGTTCCTCATCTTTGAAACACTTTTTGAGGTGTGGAGCTGTATCCCAAACGTGGCTCATAACACCGCGCTTGCAGTAGCAATAGGTGCAGTTGTTTGAGCAACCAGTAAAGAAGTTGCACGCCCACGCCGCATATTCTCCAGCCTTCCCTTTGGGCTGGTAGATGGCTTTGCCATTAAACGGTTTTACTTCCATCGGATTTATTCTTTTCTAAATATCGTTTGTAATTATGTTGATTAACTTCGGCTGTCAATTCATCACAAGCGCTTTCATAAATGGTATGCTTGTCATAGATGAACATGATGCCGGCAGGGTGTTCTCGGCCGAGCCATTTGTCCTGCTCGTATTCCTGATTGTCGAGGTCTTCCCATGTAGCACCGACGAAAGTTTGGATTATGTCGGAGTAATACGGGTCAATGGCTTCATACCATACTTTGCGTACCATGATTTATAAATTCCTTTATGCGATTGATGTATGTGGGCGGTACATATCCATGATACTCTCCACGTTCAAGAGCCTCGATTTCCGCTATGATTGATTTTTCGGTAGCCTCCTTTTCGGCAGCATTGAAACCGAACAAATCATCTTCAATAATTCCAGTACGGGTTTTCTTTAGTTTTATCTTCTTTGCGCGGAGTAGGTTTTTAGTCTTCTCTCGGATGAAGTCACTGCCACAAAGACATTCCTGGACTGAAATTCTCAGCTCGACTTTTTGACGGGGATTGTGGATTTTTACCAATGCAGCGAGATATTCAAAATACCATTTCCATTTCTCCACAATGTGCATAGGGAGATTGTAACGGAAATAGACAACATGCTCAGGACAACAACCGTTGTAGAGAGTAATCTTGACAGCTATGCCGGGGAATACATTGGGGTCGTATGCCATTATGCTTATCTTTTAGGTACTTAATTATCTTATTTGCTGATACAAAATTACTAAAATATAATCAATTATGCAAATTTTCACTATATTTTCTTGTGAAAATTTTGAGATTGATTTTGCAGGCAGATACACCAAAGGCAAAATAAGCCGATAGGGAGAGCCTCAAAACGCTTATTTTGACATTTTGGTTAAAATAAGCACCTACCCATATAGCTTATTTTGCCTGCTAAGTCATTCTTGCATGAGTTCGGGATTGTCAAATTTGTTGCCGATAACAACAATTTCCCGTGAGTAGTCTTCCCACCAGTCCGGGCGTATCTGTTGCCATGGATAGAGATAAACTTTGTCGAGGTCACTGATATTAGCCATGCAGAAAGACGAGTGGTCTTGCCTGAATTCGATTACTTTGGGGTATTTTCCGTTGACGGTGAAAATGTCACCCTCATAAATTTCGACACCTTTGCTGTCTTTAAGTTCAGTAAACTGGCAGACAGTATCGGGGTCAACTTCATAGCCATCGTAAGGGTCACAGTCATTGGGGAGATTTGCTGTCATTGGGAGGATGAAAACACGACCGTATTTTACCCCTACGCCGTGCAGTAGGTCTCCCTCCGCCCAAGCAGATTTGTGGAGGCATTTGCCTCGAAACTTAATAGGTCTCATTTAATGCCGATTTTGATTGTTATTTCGATGCGGTGATTTAAGGATTGCCATTGCCCGGTCTAAGAAACTGCAAGCTGACTTGATGTTACCGTAGGCTGAGGCTATTGCTCGTTTGGTCTTGCCATCGACGGGGTGACTGGAGAGTATTTTCAAGTCTCCATTTATAGCAATCAGTTCGTTCTTTATGTGGTTGAGCTGTGAGGTCATACTTGAATTCTTTTGAGAATATTTACTACTGCAGTAATACCGGCTTCCATGGCTTCTTCGTATGTCTCAAAGCTGTGGCTTTCATAATTGGTATGGAAATAGCCGCCATTCAATTTGGTTACAGTGAAATACCATTTCTCCTTTGCCAATGAGTAGGACGGCATGATGTGGTAGCCTTTTGCCCGGAGCCATTTGGCGGCAAGCGCAAGCGTTGGAGCAGATATGTCTTCACCAAATAAAGCGAGTTCGGAATTATTGAACTTCATAAGACCACCTTTTGGAGCAGGCTTTTTCCAGACATTGGGAGTTGGTGGGTCGGAATGATCCAGCGAGTAGAAATATGGGACTTGCTCATCAAATCCGACTTTTTTCATGGCTTGTGCCAATGGGTATGAAACAAAATCTTCGGTCATGGCTGGTTTTGAATTACGTTTATATCCAAGTAGAAGTCTCCATGTATCGGAACGGTATAGACAACTCGACCATTTGGCTTTGATGTTCTGTCAACGGTTAACTGGTGTTTTATCCAGTATTCGGAGAATCCAAAACATGCAGCGAGCTTGTCTATCATTTCATCTGCAGAAACAGCATCCTCAACCCACGGCATAGCCATAATATCCATGTCGGAGTTGAGACTACCATGCAGAGCCAACGCCCAACCACCGATGCATACCTCTTTGCCGGTGGTCTCATCAATGTCAATCAACCGAAGTTGGGGGTCGATGTAGAAACGGCTTTGGTCGCGTAGCGGAGTGCTGAATTGCAGCTTTTCCTTTTGTGAGTCTCCATGCCCGAAGGCGTGAATGGGGCAACTATCTCCCGAATGGAGCGCAGCTTGAATGCCGGTGATGACCTCGTCGGACACTGGGATTTCCGCGATGCGCTGAACATACTCCATTGTCTTGCGGTCGTACACTTTGGCGATAATGCGTAGCTTCTTCATTGTCTCTTACTTTATAAGGTTGATTACATTTGTCATTACTTCATCATATCTCCTGACCTGCTCGTTGTAGTCGTCGCGAGTAATGGGAAAGAACCCACGCTCAAACAGCCGCTGGAGAGCGGTAGCATTCAGGTTGTTGTCATACGGCGAGGTGAACAGAGTAACATCAGTGTCATACAACTGGCTCATAGCTACATTGTCCCAATCCCCTTTTGTGATGCGTATGCCACTGAACCGCATGCTGACACGGAGGAATATGCCTCCAGGACCGCCAGTGCGTTCTGCACAAAGGCGAACAGCACCAATATACACCTTCTCAGTATGGGGAGCTGTCAAGTCGCATTTCACTTCACCTTTGTTATCGGCAAAACTATCTGCTACCTTAAGGTCGCCGGCAATGACACGACCACGTACTACCTGATACATGCCGTTGTCGCGGTTGACTTTTGCCGTCAGAGTATTGAGCCAAGTCCAAAGCTCCTGACCGTTGACGCGCTTTGAGTTCTCGATTTCCTCTCGGCTGTATTCTCTCTCGTTGATGTTCTTGTAATTAATCATAATTTGTGGTAATGTGGAGAGAGGCGGGGAACCTCCCTCCGGGTGATTAGATGAGGTTTGCGGCGTTGAATGAACGGAATGCCTGCTTGTCGAGGTCGAAGTAGCAGATGATGTCATCGGGGCGTTGACGGAGCTTGCCATTAGCCGGTGTCTTGGGAGTGTAGTCGATGTCGCAGAGAGTGCCGTATGCCTCGCGGATTTCACCTGAGACCTTGCGGAAAGTGAAGTGCACCTTGCTAACGAGGAGCTGGGCTTGGAGTTTCATAACCTTCCATGCCTGACGGAGTGCATCGGAAAGGTTGACGGCTTCGGATTTGCGAATCATCACGTGAGCCATTTTGAAGAGGCGGTGCTTGTTGATGTTCAGTGCCATGTTGCTAAAATTTTAAGTAGTAAATCTTATTTGCTATCGGGAACCATTTCCCTTATCTTTTCATTACAAAGTTAGCAATAAATAATCAAATGTGCAAATTTTTACAATATTATTTTATTGCTAATTTTATGTTTTACAACATGTTGGCGCATTAACTTGTCTATTGTCCTTGATACAATGAGCCAAATTGTAAAGTCAGAGGCATCGGGATACTTACGTTTCGCCCACCGTCTCACTCTTTTTGTCATGGAGTCTTTTTTCATACTTATCTCAAAACAAAGGAGTGCCATTGCTGACACTCCAGGGGCAAATATGAGAACCTAAAATTCAGGCATAGTGGTAGGGTCGAGAGGAACGCGGTCTATGACTAAAGTTGAGTCTTTGCCAAAGTTGCAAACGCCACCTGGCATCCCGTCTTCTCCCAGTAAGCGTTTCATTTCCGGGATTGAGATTTCTCCGTCGTCACAAATCCGATGTGCGAAACGTGAGAGGGCTTCTTCACTGGAAAAAGTGCATATAAGACATCGACTGCGAATTGAGGCCCAGGGGTCGCATTGATAGAGCACTATTATTTCATTCATGTCGTTGTTGGGTTATTCGTGAATTTCTTGAACCAATGTATCTGATTTTGCTGGCTGAGACCATTCCACCACGTTTCTGCATCATCCGGCGTTATGGAGAACAGTTTATCTCGTTCAGCTTTTGAGAGGGAGTTAAACCAGTCGTTTGCTCCCTGCTGATAGGTTGTGAGCATCTGTTCACCATTACCGACGGCATCTATGTCTTTTACCAGAGAAATGAGCTTTTCGGGAGGAAGGCTTTCATGCCAATGGAAAGTCTTGGAAATCTCCGTGAATACCGGCTCTCTCCCGTCGATTACTAAAAGAATAGGGAGCGTTCTGCCACCGAGGTCGGCAATGACGGCAGTTGTATTGAATATGCACTGAACCGCAAGAATGTCGGGGGTAGCTATTTGATTGTCTTCTATATAGGAGTAACGAGGCTCGTCGGATGAAGACTGGAGGCGGTATAGACCAGTCATCAATAATTCTTTCATATGATTGTCGCAGAATTCCTGTGCTACAAGCATGGGGGACATCGGTCCTTTTATCTTACACTCGCCGGTTTCCTGCTTTACAATCCAAGTGTGGAGCTGTACGAATTTCATTGGCGTTGAATAATGGGGGGCGCAATTACCACCCCCTGATTATGAATGTGTGACTTAGGCGTTCTCGGATGTGGCAGCTACTTCGGTTGCAGGAGTTTCCTCTACTACTTCCTCGGCCGAGGATGTCTCTGCCTGCAGTTCGCTGGCAACCTCGGCAGGGGTCGCAGGATTAAGCTGCTCCTGTAGAGCGTTGATTGTAGCGCGGAGTTTGTCTCGCTTGGTGTTGTAGGTCTTGGCGGTATCGCTCTCGATTGTAGCAGACTGTTCAGCAAAGCGGTCGCCGACAACCTGACTGAGCAGGGATGCAAGTTCGGTTGAGAAGCCGACACTTTCCTCCGATAGAGACAGCTTGATGAACTCGCGGATAATGGCATTGCTGTTGGCTACCGCAATAGGGAAAGACTTGTCAGTGTCGAGGGCGGTTTGGAAGTCGAGACCGAGAGCCTTCTTGAACGGGTATGCCATTCTTTTCAGGATAATGGAGAGGAACACGGCAGTCTCCTTTTCCGAGAGTTCGCTGTTATCACTGGAGTAGTCCGACTCGGAGAGAAGAACTCGCTTCTTCTCGGTCACTTCCGCTCTCTCGTTTTCATCAGTAGCTCGGAGGGATTTCTTGGCGTTGTCAATGCCGCGCACAAGTTTGTCTGCCTCGGCTGCTACCTCGCCATTTTCATCTACGGAAACATTGTAGATGTATTTTCCCTCACCACTCAGGTTGCCGTTGAACGAAAGCTCATAAACCTTGATTACGGTACCGTCCTTGATATTGTCTTCAAAGTTGGCGATTTTGTCCTCATAGTTGGCGAGGCGTTTGAGATAATACTCACGGTCAGGATATGACTCCTCTTTGGGAGCAGCCGGGAGTACGATGTATTCACGCTTGCCGAGGGGCTGGGGGTCAAGTCCCATTTCCTTTGCTGCAGTGATGAGTTCAGAATTTTCCTCGGCAGTACCGGCATAGATGATAGGCAAGCCGGAGATTTTGCCCTGACGGATGACAGCCTCTCGGTTCTTGGCGAGGAAGAATTCACGCTTCATACAACGAGGATGGTCGGTGTCGTTGAACCGCTTGGGCGATGATGCGGTGTTGAACTTGCAACCATCGCAAGATCCACAAGTATTGTAGGTGGTGTCGGCCGGATTGAAACGAGCCTTGCAGAGCGCGTTCATGACATGTTCGTCGATGAGGGCGTAGAGGATTTCGGGCTTCAGTATTTTCTCGGTCCAGCGAGCGATATGCTCAGGCTGAAAGCATGTGTCATAGAGGGTGTGCTGCTGTTCCTTCGGGAGCTTGGCGATGTGCAGGAGGTGGAAGATACCGAGTATCTTATTCTTCAGCAGCTCGGCAAATTCCGGGATGATATTGTTAAGGCGGATACGGTCGTTGACGAAAGTGTTGCTCTTGCCGAGCAGCTTGCCGATTTCTGCGATTGTGCATTGTCCCTCTTTGTAGAGGTGCTGAATGGCGGCGGCTTCCTCCAGTGGGTCGATGTCTCGGCGTTGCAGGTTCTCAAGAACCATGCAGACAAAAGCCTGCTTGTCATCGAGAGGCTTTACCACGGCTTCGATTGTTTCCATGCCGAGATAGGTGCAGGCGCGGAAACGACGCTCTCCGCAAACGATTTCATACTTGAAGTCAGTTCCTTTGGGAGCCTTGCGGATTGTGATAGGCTGAATGAGTCCGTTCTCCTTGATGCTCTTTGCGAGTTCCTGTATCTCGTCGGCATCAAAGGTTTTGCGGGGGTTGAGGGCACTGGGGGTTATTTCACTCAGGGGGATATTCTTAACTTGCATGATTTCTAATTCTTATTGTTAAACTTGTGTGATAATTAGAGCCAAGCCATTTCTACAGCAGCTTCCTTTTTCTTCCAGCAATTTGAGGCGAATTTGCTGATGAGCATTTCGTAGGACACGGTCACGGTGTCCTCTGCGCGAGGCTTGTCGATATTGTCCTCGTTGATGTTGATAGGCATTACTATTGCCGTGAGGGTGTCGCTCTCGAACTTGGCGGGTCTGCCGGAATTGGGACTGAGGAAGAACGATGCTTTGGCAAGTTCGCCGGCGAGGTCGTAGAAATTGAGAACGGTGATGAGGTTGCGGAAGCTGTATCCGATTTCACCGAAAGCAACCACATCGTCTTTGAGATTGCCGGGTTGCGCCACATACCATTTGAGCGCGCGGTTGAGCTGGGCGAGGTCGATAGGGAGAGCAGGGTCTGGCATGTCCTTTGGGACTACTTTGTCAACGGCAGGGTAATTGCCCTTGATGATGTCGCCATTAAAGGCGACTGTCTGACCGGCGAGTTTTTCATTGCCCTGCTTGTAGATGACAAGCACATGGGTGTCAGTGGCATAACAGCGTTCTGTCTCAAAGTGAACGCCGAGGAGGTTGGAGCGAAACGGGTCGGCAACCTCTGCAATGGTCTTGAACATTGCGCGGAGAATTTTCTTGTCCATTTGTCGAATTTTTAGGTTTCTTATTTGCTAATTATATGTTGCTTGGTTCGTAAGCCATTATGTAGTCGAACTTGGTGTCAAGCTCAAAGGAGTATGCTCCATTTTTGTATTCGATTTTGTAGAGGGCGATAGCCTCATTGTGCCATGATTTCAGCCATGCATCTGCGACCTTGGATGTAGATGTGAGGCAAGTGCCATTCTCACGGATGCCCCAAATGAATTTCATCCAGTAGTCTTCGGGAGCGATGTCGGAGCAGCCCTTCAGTTCCTCAAAGGTCTGGGCGATTGTCACGATGTCGGTAATTGCATCACCTTTGGCGAGGGCGCCGAGGTTGTGAACTGCCTGACGCATTTCTTCTACGAGCTGGGAGAATGTCAAATTTTCTTTTTTCATTGTCTTTGAATTTTAAGTAGTTCCTTATCTTATTTGCTGATGTAAAGTTAGTTATAAAATTTGACTCCACCAAATTTTTATAAAGAAAAATAATCAAATATGCAATTTTTACGACTGATACACCATTTGAGGATTGCGGATAATGCGTCAATAAGTTCTACTGCTTTTATGATAGGTGGATAAACATTCGGGGAGTCATAGGGGTTTCCGTATGACACCTGCCAGTCTGTCTGTACTCTTAAAATTTTTAACCCACAGCCATTAATGTTCTCAGGCAAAATGGCAAGGATGTCGGAAACGCTAAAGCAGGGACGCTCATAGTCTATGTTTCTGCCAGGAATGGACTGGAGTATCGGTCTCACAGCACATATCATGTGACGGCACTTTTCTGTCTTGGAATAGATGTGGCTTGCAGTCTCAGGAGAAACGCCCATAGCAACAAGCTCGTCCGATTCTGCGATTGTAAGATACGGCTTCATGATTATACTTCCTCGACAACTTTGATTGCGGCTTCAATACCTTTTGAAAGGGCATCCTCGTATGTGGAGAAAAAGCCTAATTCCCAGTGTCCGACCACACACTGCTTATTCCGATATATCTCTACGGTGTATGGCTCGTCGGTTTCATCGTCAAGGTCAACATTCATGTCGATATGATGAACCTCACGCAGCCACTTTTGAGCTTGCCATAAAGTCGGAGCGGTAGCATATTCATAATGAGGCATAACACACTCATCAGCCCAATCCATTAGGGTGGATTCATTGTCTGTTAGTCTTTGATTGGTTATGCCATCATCATTTATAAACTCAATTTTGGGTTCTTCTTTTATAAGCTCTAAATAACCCTTATACCTTTGAGGATATTTTTTCTTATCCGGGAACCTACCTCGTCTAACCCATTTTGACTTTTTGTAATAATGACCGCAGGGGCAGTTGAAGCCGACAGCCCTTAGAGCCTTTGCTGTCTCAAATGTAACGTAGTCTCCAGTGGTATTCATGATGTCAGTCTATTTCAAATTCATCTTCATACACCCAAATGTGCTTGCCTGATCCGCAGATTTCCACCTCCCATTTATACATGGTCGGCCAATACTTAATCAGGATGATGTTACGGTAGCCGAGATACGGCTCGTTCAATGTGGCTTGTTTTCCTTCCATAGATTTCAATTAGTTTGTACCGGTTATCAGTTTGAGGACCTATTAGATGACGTTCATTTGCTTTGCGTATTCGTCTATCTGTTCCAGTGTAAGCCATTCAGGTGTCACGGGCAAAGAATACCACAGAGCTCGCATTAGTGCTATTTGAATAGCTTCATCGCATGCCCATAAGCTATGTCTTGCATTTCTGTTCCCACAGCTAAGATAATATTTGCAATCGCTTTGCATTCGGCTCAGCATCATGTAACGGAATTTTTTATCGCGGTTGAGGTTGAATGTGTCAAGCACCGCAGTTGCGTCATCAGCTTTAATCGCCTTTAATTGGAGTTCAAGTTTACGGATATCCCACCGAAGGAGCACGATATTTCGACGACGTTCCACACCACCTTTGATGTCATTGTCGTAATACTGCTGTAACTCATTGCGGAGGCGTGAAACCGATTCGCGGATGTGGTTTGCATCAATGGTCGAGGGATTGTTATTTGCATTCATAATTTTCAGTTTTTGAGTGTAGATTGTGATTCAATAGGATGTGTAGTCGTGAGCATATCCTATAAGATGCCATGCCCCATTTCTCCAGAATATACGATTATAAATAGTCTTGAACGAAACTGGTCGTATTTCATAGTAGTTGTAGTCTGCCATTATGGCAAGAGCTGCATTTTTACGAGATGTTTTCATTGCTACTTTGGCTGGTTTTGTAAAGATGAACGAGCCGCCGATTCGATGACGGCTCGATTCTTGTCGAATTCTACTTGCTGTATCATAGATTATCAATAACTGGGGTCAATGTAGTGACGCTGGTAGTGGAGCATGAGCTTGACACCGTCTTTGCATTTATGCCCTTCCATGACCCACTGACCGTTACGGCGTTTTGTGAAAATATCCACACCCATGTGCTCGTTAATCTCAGGGAGAACCTTGTAATTGCCGGCATAGTAGTCCAGGCATTCAACCTCGTTGTGCATGACCTCTATCTTTGTCGGTGAGATTATTCGGGTGACGGTGGCAGCACGTTTGTCACTCCAATAGACAATCGTGCAAGGCAGACCGACTTCAGGCACGATGTTATAGACTGCCTGCATATAGCGGGATTGACGTTCTTCTTCCCATATACGTTGTTGTTTATAACGGGCTTCCTTCTGCTCATCGGTGAATGTGTGCCACTCCTCTTTAGTGAACATGAAAGGGTTCTTCTCTGCCTCTACGGCTTTCAGGGCTGCGAAACTTTCTGCTGTTGTCATTTTGCTTAAATTTTAAGTAGTTATCTTATTTGCTTGTCGGGGTGTTACCCCTTTAATTACAGTAACAAAGTTACGCAGATATAATCAAATATGCAAATATTTACACCACAAATTTATTCAAAGATGTTAAATTTCAACCCTTTGCTCAAAGCGTCGTATAAGCGTATAGATGGCTCGTTCTTTCAACCCGAACACCTCTCCCAAATGGGTCACGATATAGGTTATCTTATGATTCTGTGCAAGCATTTCCTTATACATTTCATAGACTTCTATATTCATGACCTCTTTGGGACTGATGCGGTTGTGGAGTAGAGCCGTGAGCATCGTTTCATTCAGTTTCAGCAGTTCGTATCTTGTCATTTCAATGGTTAGTAGTTATCAAGGTTCTCGATTACTTTCACTCTCTTTGCGGTCTCGTTTATCTCCACAACTGAAACGACAGGCTGGATTTCCTGTGCGGCTGTTGAGAATGATTCTGTCAGGGTTTCGGCAATGGCGGCATCGCGCCCTGTGCTGACTACCTGCATCGGGACACCACTACCAATACCATTCATGACAGAGAGTAATGGCTCAAACATACGGGTGGCGGCTGCTGTCATGACAAACTCGCCATTTGAGAGCATTGCAGGCACGCTGTCGCTTGTACCAGTGCCAGGACCATTAACCTTACCACCTTCGGCAAACTTCGCACTCTTGACGGTGGATATTGCGGTAGTGACATTGGCAATGACAGTAGCAACGGTTGTGGCAATAGCTGCGAGGTTGGAGGGGAAAGGCATAGCCGATGCAGAAGCCACACCTGCGGAAATAGCTCTACCAGTATCAATGGCAATCTGTGCGAGGGTGATGACCTTAGACATTAAGGCAAATGACTTATTATTTTCGCCGAGGGTATCCAGCAAGCCAGTGAGCGATGATGTCAGGGATTTCATTGCCTGATACTTGGCTTCCTCCTGCTTGACATAGGCATCGTTTATGGCTTTCTGCTTAGCCAGCCATGTTTCTTTTGACTTGGCTACCTCGGCATCGAATTCCTCTTGCGTTTGAGTGGAGAGCTGTCCCCTCTCAATCAATCGCTCGTAATCATCCTGAGCAGCCTGTTCTTCCATTTCAAGTTTCTGGGCTTGGAAACCGCCAATGGCTTCAAGTTGTCTTTGCTGATGAGCCTCAAACTCTTCGTCGGTCATTTCGTGACCGGCTTGGAGACGGAGAAGCCTCTCGGTTTCGGCATTCTCCATTTCGTCTATTTGGGTCTGGAGTATCTGCTTCTGCTGAGCGAGGGATGCGGCGGCATTTTCCTCACGGATGCCAGCCTCGTCCCGGGCATATTGCTGGTT